CAGAGTTTTTTAACTTATTGAAAGTTGCTCTGTCCATCATTGCTTTTGTAACTACTTTGCCGTCTGTTTGAACTTTGTCTAATACGGTTTGAATATCAGTAATAGGAGTAGCAGAACTATTTGACCAAGACAAACTTGCATCAAATTTATTTTCGTCTAACAAACCTACATCAATTCTAACAGCAGTACCAACAGTTTCAGTTTGGTCAAACTCACAAACCCCACTTGAAGCTAGTTCTAAAAACTGTGCTTCTAGTCTTTCATATTGACCACCAATAACCATAGGAATATCGGAGAACAATTTAGACAATGCTTGTTCGTTTTGTCCTAAAGCAATTAAAGTATCTAATTCAGTAAGCTCTTGCTCTCTAATTTGAAACTCTAAAGCCATTTTAGGAATATCTCCACTTGCTTTACCTAATGAAGCTCTAGCTTTCAAAGGAATGCTAGAATCCATAGCAACAACATCAGCTACTACTAACTGATTGTTTACCGTCAAAGAAGTCCAACGACCATCTACGGAAAATTTCTTAGTAAGAAATTGTTTGAATAAATAAGTTGGCATCTGAGCCTCATCATTATACTTCTCTACAACTCTTAATACTAATTGTGGCATATACTCGCCAATCCAATTTTTAAATAATGACTGTTCCATGATTAATCTGCTCTTTGGTCTATTGACGGTACAGCTGTTTTAAATGCACTTGCTATTGAAGAGAAATTAAAAGGTGCTGCTGTCGGGTTAATTGTTCCGTGTACCATAATACCTGCAAAAGGTAATTTTTTTGTTATTTCGTTAATCAAAACACCAACGTAAGTATGTCCCGCTGGTAATGATTGATATGAGCCTGATGCTGAAATAGTAGCTACTGCCACAGCAAATCCTGACCCAACTGGTGCTAAATTAGCAGTTAAAGAATCCGCTACTGTGTAGCCTGAACCTTTATTTACTAAAGTTACGGTAGAAACAGCTCCAGAAGCAACTACTATTGTAGCAGTAGCTCCTTTTCCTGTACCACCTGACAAAGGAATGTTTGTATAAGTACCATTTGTATAACCGCTTCCTGCCGTAGGAGTTCCTAAAGTAGCGATGCTGTCATATCCATTAACTGGCATTGGTTTATACTCTTGTGTTGAGGTTTCAACGATAATTGCAGTTCCTGTCGGTATGATGTCTAAATCATAGTTAGCTACATTTAAAGTTCTACCACCTCTAATCGATTGAAAATTATCGACAATTACTACGGAAGATTTACCTGTTCCGTATTTTGTTGACGTTGCAACTAAATTTGGTATTTCCATTTTTTTTAAATTAATAGAGATTTTGCTAATTTATCCACATCCTCCTTGGATGCTTCTTTGACTTCTCCCGAATTTTTTCTATCTCCTCCAAAATTATTAGGTGTGTCTTTTCCTAATAAAGAAAGTTTGTTTTCTGTTGCGAATGTCGTGTAGTCGGTTTTCAACTCTTGAACATAAGCATCAAAATCTTCTTCTTTAGTAGGTATTCTGCCCTTAAACATAAGTTCAGGTATTCCTTTTAATTCGGGATGCGATTTAAACCTTTCAGTTAAAGTCTTTTGTGTTTGTTGAGTTTCAAAACCATTTATTTTTGCCTCTAAAGTTTTGTTTTGATTTATAATTGCTTTTGCCCATTCAGGGGTGTCGGCAGGAAAATCATCTTTAGGTTCTGTTTTAGTTTCGCCCTCTTGTTTTTGTATTTGAGCTGGTGCTAATTTCTTAACAGCTTCTGTTGCTCTTCTATCTGCTTCTGTACTTGCTTCTAAAATAACATCTTCTCTATCATCAATATAAGAATCGATTTCTGTTTCGTTGTCAATTTTAACAGCCCATTTTTTAGCTAGATTTTCTTTAAAAGTTTTTGTCAACGACTTACCCTCAAATTTTTTGTTGATTGCAGTCAATACTAACCCTTCTGATACCATTTTTTATTTAATTTAATGATTAATGTTGTAAAATTACTATAATTAATATTTTTTAAATAAAATAAAAAATATAGTATTTATTCAAATTAATTATTTATATTTGCTTTTATAAAACAATTTATTATGACCAATATAGAAGTTGTAAAAGAGTTAAAATCGAGAAATAAGCCTTATGAGCATATCGAACCGAGAATGAAACAAAGTTTTTTTAGTTTGATGTGTGCTAAAATAGAAAACGAAATGTGTAAGCCAAAAACTGTTTCTAAATTCTTTGCTGAATTTGGTTATATTGGTAGTTGGGATAATTTTAATAAAAAACCCGACTAATAATCGGGTTTTGTTTTTTTTATTGAGGTATAGGAGTGTTATTTGCGTTTGTAGATGCCTTTTCTACTGATTTTAGCTTTTCGTCAATTATTTTCATTGCCTGTTCTGGGTTTTCTACCAATCCAGCTTCTTCAATACTTGCTTCGTGGTCTATAAGAGGTAAATTTCCATTAGCTAATAACATATTTGTAATTTTTTCGCTTTCGCTACTAATTCTAAATAAATTAAATTGAGGTGTAATGTACAAATCCTTTCCGACTTCTAATTCTGGGTAAATGTTACTCAAAGCACTAACTAAAAAGTTTAATCTTCTTTGGATTCCGATTCCGTAAACTCCGTTTTGTATTTTTTTAGCTTTTAAATGCGCTCCTGTAAGGATTCTATCCATTGCCAAACCGCTTACATTACCTAAATTAACCATTATATCAAAAGAAAGTTCAGGCGTTAAGGTTAATGTATAAATTAGATTTTTTACTGTTTCAAATTCAAGTTTCACGCTTTCTGGAACTGCATTGTTTGAAATGTATTTAAGTTCAGCATCTCCTTCGCCTTCTATGTATTTTCCTGTTTCTCCTTTATCTCCGAAACCGTTTATTTCGCCTTTACCGAACAAAATAGGACTTCCGTTATAGTCGTTTGTGTCTGCAAAATTAGAAAGCAAAACTTCGTATCTTTCTATTAAACTTTGAACCCCCTCATAAACAACCTCGTCATATTCATAATAAATAACAGGCATTTTACCGTAAACTAATTCTATAACATCTTCGGATAATTCCCAATCCTTATCTTTTTTAAGTCTTGTTAAAGTATCATTAGTGTAAATATCCATCATTTCGATTTCTTTACTATCAACTTCAACTTTATATTTTAAAGCAAAAACAACTAAATCTCTATTGCCATCATAAATTGGAATTAAATCATAACCATCACTAGGTTTGTAAATATTACACCTTAATTCTTTATTTGCGTTTGTGTACCATATTTCAGCTACTTGTTTTTGGGAATAAATAGCTTCTAAAACTTCGTAATTATTAAATTCACACTTAGCACGTTTCCAAACATCTTTTGCTTTATTTAGCATTGGTTTTTGTGATGATTCAGCTTTTGCTTTTAGAATTACCCCGCCACCAGCACCAAAACTTGTAGCTGTTGTAGTGATTAGCTTTTGAAATTCTGTAGATATTCTTGTTACAGGAACTATTTTGTTAGTTAAAACAGGAGTGCCATCATCATTAGTAGAGCCATCCCCGATAGGAACTCTAATAGTCTTATTTTGTCTTTCGATTTGACTATTTACTTTGTGATTTTTACCTAAAAACTGTTTGTATATTTCGGGGTCAAAAACTTTCTTTTTAGCACCTGAAATATCCAAAACCATTTGGTTTAAATCTCCTTTTCCTGTTTTAATAACTGTAATATCCATTTTGCCTAATTTTTTTTCAAAATTAATTAATTAATTTGAATAATTCATTTCTATAAGCGTTATTTGCGTCTAATTCCGTTTTATATCGTCCTAAATATTTTCTTTTACCATTAATTTGAATCATAGAAATCCATTTACTTCTTGATTTATCCCAACAAACACCTGTGTATTTACTTGATGATTTTAAATGTAATTTATTACAATTTTCTCTATTAGTTATTATTTCTAAATTCTCTAATCTATTATCTAATTTGTCTAAATTTTTATGATTTACAACTAATTTAAACCCACAAGGAATATGATTTAAAAATGCCATAGCTACAAATTGATGTATTTTTAAAGTTATAAATTTATCTTCTTTTTTTAAAGAAACTGTTTTATATCCATCTTTTGCGATTGAGCCTTTAATTTCTTTTTCTTTTTTAATGTAAGATTTTTTGCCTTTTATAAAAACTTCTCTTTCTTTACTTTTAATATTACCAAAATTACTCACTTGATAATTATCAAATAATTTTACTTCTTTCCAAATTTCAATATTTACCATAATGTAAAAAAGATATGCTTTCCCATAGTCGGATGGTACTCACATATCTTTAAATTTATATTTTTCAAAATCAGCTTCCGACTTC